CAGTTGAAGTTGAACCTGGTTATGAATATTGTTTGTATCACCATCCACAGCAAGGAGGGTATAAAGATTGTTTTTTTAATGATAGAAATAGAATAAGACCTGGACATAATTTTTACTATGTTGCAAATGAAAATTCAAGTGCATGTTATAAAGCGGTACCTGCTAATGATCAATATTCAAGTAGAGCATTACGTTTGGATTGTGATTATCATATATGGACTGCTGAATGTGAAGGTAATCCAAATCAAGATGCATATATTGGAAATTGTAATTATGGTTCCACTTGTTATAATAAACGATTAGAAAAATGTAATGGAAATATAAATATAAATAGTAAATGTAAACAATTATGTGATAATGATAAAGGTAGATGCACTGCAGCTATTAATAGTTATTGTAATAATTGGAATGTACGAAATGAATCTATATGTAATAATTATAATTATGTAGCAAATAATCATTGTGGTTATTGGGATAGACGTAATGATTCTAAATGTGCTAATTATGATTATAATGCTAATGGATTTTGTAATGATTGGAATGTACGTAATGATAGTAAATGTTCTAATTTTAACTATTCTAATATGTGTAACTGGGATAGAAGAAATGATGGTAAATGTTCTAATGTAAAAGCAACTATTGTTCAAAATACATGTACAAATGATTTATTTAATGATGCTGATTGTCAAACCTTTTGTAATAATAATCCTACATCATGTCAAAATAGTTTTAATAAAGCTTGTACGGCTAATATTAATGATAATGGTAATTGTAAATCATTTAGTGAAAATAAGTCTAATATGGGATATGTTCAAACATTAGTTGAATCTTATTGTAAAGATTTTAATAATTTAAAAACTAATTATTGTATTAATATTTTAAATAAACCTGAATCTAATACATCACTTACTAATATTACAAAACATCATTGTGAAGCACGAACCACAGATGCTAATTTTTGTGATTGTTTAAATATTCCTAATGTTAATAAAACAGAATGTATTAATGATAGTAGTACTAAATTAAATAATTTCTGTACTTTTGCTAATGAAAGTCATATTGCATGTAAAAATAGAAAAGGAAATATTGTTGCTGATACATGTAAAACTGATTATACTAAATTTGATTCTAATACATGTAAAACATATTGTAATAATAATGTTGAATTATGTGCTAATTCTTTTAAAACATATTGTAATCCTACAGTTAAATTTTTTTCTAACTCAGAATGTGATACATATATGACAAATAATACAAATGATACTAGTAGTGGTGAAGCATTAACTAAATCTATAGAAGTTATACAAAATAATTGTAATCAATATAGTCAGTTTACATCACCTAATTGTATAAAATATTTAAGTAAAAATAAATTAAAACCAACATTAAATAATATAACAAATACATTTTGTCAAACTCAAATAAATCAAACAACTGATTTTTGTAATTGTATAAATATACCATTAATATCTAAACCTTTATGTTTAGAAACAGCTAAAATGAATAAATTAGTTTTAGATTATTGTACTTTTATAAATAGAAATGAAAGAATTTGTGCACAAGAAAAAAATAGAATTATAGCTGATGGATGTAAAAATAATAAATCATATTTTAATGATTCAAATGGAGATTGTCAATTATATTGTTCTGAGAATCCAGATCAATGTGGAAATTCATATAAAGCATATTGTAATGAAGGAAATAATTTAATATCTACAACAACATGTTTAAATTATACATTAAATAATTTAAAAAATAATAGACATGCCGCATATCCATTAGCTAACCAAGCTGCACAAGAAACAGTAATTAATTATTGTAATAATAAAGACAAATTATCATCTTCATTTTGTGAAGAATTTTTAAAACCAGAATATTCAAATTATATAAGTAGTAAAATATGTTCAGAACAAGAATATGCATTTGATAATAGTAGTTGTATAAATTATTGTAAAAGTAATTTATCAAAATGTAGAGATAATTTTAGAAAATTTTGTTCAAAAAATGAAAATATAAATTCACCAGCATGTAAAGAATATTTAAAAAATAGTTTAGATCCACAAGCACAATCAACAGTAGATGTTACAAATACATCTATTGATATTGTTAAAAATTATTGTTCAAATGAAAATAATATAAATACACCATTTTGTAAAGAGTTTCTACCATATGCAAAATTAAATGGTACATTAGATGATGTAATGGATTATTTTTGTAATAAAGAAGGAAATAAAAATAATGAATTATGTTATTGTATGAATAAATCAAATATGGAAAAATTTTGGGAAGGTATATCAAATGTATATGTTAAAAATAAAGCCCTTGCACGTCCTGATTGTACATATCCAAATTGTTTAAATAATTTAAATAAAGCATATAAAAGAGATTATAGAGCACCATGTTCTGGGGATGTAATATGTAATACTACAATAGATAAAATAACTCAATTTAATCAATGTAAAGCAAATATAGGTGTTGTTTCAGATTGTCAATCAATAATAAATATTGCAAATAATTGTGGTGAAAATGGTATAATTATGACAGATGCACCAAAACCACCCACAAAAGCACCTATTCCAACAAATCAATCTAATCAATTAATTCAACCTAATCAATCTAATCAATTAAATCAACCTAATCAATCTAATCAATTAATTCAACCTAATCAATCTAATCAATTAATTCAACCTATCAGTCTAATCAATTAAATCAACCATATCAATTAAATAATCCTAATTTATTAAATCAATCTAATTTACTAACATATTCTCAGGGTTCATCAAATAATTTATTATATATTGTTATAGGTATAGTAGTATTAATATTATTATTATTTTTATTAATTTAAACATATTTTTCAATAATATTTTTAAGAGTAATAAATTGAATATTATTTAAATTGTTATTAGGATTAAAATAATAAATATCATTAGATAAATAAATTAATAACTCATTAATCCATTCAAGTTTATTAATATCATCAATTAATATTGAATCTTGTGTTAATAATTGATAATAAAAAATAGTTTTAACTTCATCATTATATTCAAATAAATGATCAAAACCACGTATTTTATTAATTTGTTTTAATTGTTTTCTACTAATACCAGGAATAGATGAAGCCCATAACCATAATTTATTATCAGTATTATATACACCATAAAAATTAACTTCACCTGTAATAATTTTTTGTTTAGTTTTAGAATCAGTAATTTTAATAATATTATTATTATTTTTATCAAAAGTTAAATGAATTTTATCATAATTTTTTAAATATTTATTTATATCTTTAATTTTATTTTTTTTATAATTATTAATTTTAGTTAATATATCCATTAATATTAAATATATAAAATTTTTTTTAATCTATTATTTAATATATGATAAATAATAATATTATAATTTATTTATTAATATTAGTATTAATTGTTTATATATTTAATCATAATACAATTGAAAAATTAAATAATATAAATTCTGATGTGGTTAAAATAGATACTAATATTTGTTCTAAAAATTGTTGTAATTTTACACAATGGTTACCAGAACATATGAAAAATAAAAATTTAAATACTAACTATTTACCCAGTAATTATTCATGTAATTTTGGTAATAATAGTGGATGTTTATGTATTACTGAAAAAGATAGGGATTTTATAGCTAATCATGGACATAAAACAATATAATTAAACTAAATAACATTATAAAAAATTATTATCTAATATTTTATAATGTTAAATCAATATATTGAAATTAAAAATGAATATACAATACAATTAACAAATATATTAACACCTTTAATATTTGAAGGTTTTCAATCAATTTATAAAGATATTTCTAAAATTTCAAAATCTAATGATATTTTAAAAATGTTTCAATCTTGTTTACAAAGAATACCTAAATGGGATGATAAAATTTTAAATCTTGAAATTAATAGAATATTAAATAATTCTAATAGTAATTTATGGTTAAATGATTTAATAAAAGCAACAGTGAAAGCTAATATTGTATTATTAACTTATAATAATAATTATCAAAATAATATTTTAAAAATAGATCCTAAATTTTATAATTTTATAACATTAAATGATTTTATACATAAATTATATATAGAATGTGCACGTGAATTTTGGAATAATCCTTATTTATTTTTTCATGAATATAATCCAATTGAAATTAAAAAAAATCAACGTGAAGTAAATAATATAATTAAAGAATGTATAAAAGATACTATTAGAAAATTTTTACCAATTAAATATATTTTAGATATATATTTAGATGATACTAATATTAATCCAAATAAAGTGGATGAAATAATTAAATTTAGTAATAATAATAATATAGAAGAAAAATTACCTAAAAATAATATAGAATGTGATAATAATATAACCTCTATAGATGATAAAACTATTGGATCAAAAATATTAAATATTATAAATAATAATAGTGTAACTTCTGAAATTGATAAAATTAGTTCAAAAAAAAATAGTAAAAATAGTAAAAAATAAAGTAGTGAAAATTCAAGTAGTGAAAAATCAAGTTGTAAAAAATCAAGTTGTAAAAAATCAAATAGTGAGAAATCAAATAGTGAAAAATCAAATAGTGAGAAATCAAATAGTAAAAAATCAAATAAAGAAATAAGTAGTAGTAAATCAAAGAAAAGTGATAAAAAGAAAAGTACAATAGAAAATATAATAGATGATAAATCATTATGTATAAATGAGTTAAATTCGTTAATAAAATTTAATAATGAAATTGATGATAAAGATAAAAAAATAACAGAATATATGAATACAAAAATATCAACAATAGATGATAAAATAAAAAAAATATTATATGAAGATTTGGATACAAATACAGATAATTTAGAAACGAGTTTAAATTATAATAGTAATTTTCAGGAGATATTTAGTAATTCTAATAAATCATCAAATAAATTATTTAAAAATTATTTAAATATTTAATAAAAAACAAAAATTTTTTCTTAATTAATTTATATATGAATTGTTATATATTACAAATAATAATAATAATATTAATATTTGTTATTTTATATTTTTTTCAAAAATATGAAGATAAAAAAAATAATAAAATAAATAATTTTTATAATAATATAAAATTACCCTTATTTGTTGCAGCATTAGTTGGGTTTATATTAAATTTAAACATATTAAATTATAATAATGATAATAATGTTTTTATTAAATCTAATGAAAATTTAATAAAAAGTGATATAAATCAAGAAATATATACTGATTATGCTAATTTTTAATTATATTATTTCTAATATAATATAAATGTCAGTAAAAGAAGTTAGATTTGGTTCAACCAGATTACAAATTAAAAAATTTGATATTAAAAAAATGGTAGATCATTGTACAATTGCTATGATCGCCAAACGTGCAACAGGTAAATCATTTTTAACAAAAGAAATAATGTTTCATAAAAGACATATTAGTTGTTGTATAGCTATAAGTAGAACTGAAAAATTAAATTCATTTTATTCTGATTTTATACCAGATATATATATTTATTCTGAATATACTAGTGATATATTATCTAGAATATATGAACGACAAAGTTTAATGAATGAAGATAATAAAAATAGAATAAAAAATGAAAAACAACCAAAAGATGATTCATTAATGTTAATAATGGATGATTGTATGAGTTCAAAGGGTACATGGTTAAAAGATCCTAATATTTTAGAACTATTTTTTAATGGTAGACATCATCATATATCATTTATATTAACAATGCAATATGCTGTTGGTATACCACCTGAAATGAGATCAAATTTTGATTATATATTTTTATTAGCTGAAGATACAATTAATAATCGTAGAAGATTATGGGAGCATTATGCTGGTATGTTTCCTTCATTTGATATTTTTCAACAAGTATTTAGTGATATAACAGATGATTATGGTGTAATGGTTATTGATAATAGAATACATAGTAAAAATATTACAGATAAAGTATATTGGTACAAAGCTAAAACAGTACCTAAATTTAATGTAGGATCAAAAAAATTTAAAAAATATCATAATAATCAATATGATAATTTATGGGATAAACGGATTACAGTTTTTAATACAGATAATTTAGTTAATAAAAAAAATTCAATTAAAGTTATTGTTGATAAAATAAAAAATTAATTATTCATAATATTTCTAAATCCTTCAAATAATCCTAATATTAATACAGCACATACAATTACTACCATTAATTTACTCATATCTAAGGGATGTAACATTGTTATACCTATAATTAATATTATTATAAACTTAAATATTAAATTTGTATCAAATAATTCATTTAACCATTTTGGTACAGGTTGTAAAGTATAACCTGCATATATTCCTGTTAATATTATTAAAAAAGTTTTTATATATAAATTTTCTAAAATTTTATTAATTATTTCAATTATATCCATTGTTATATAATATTAAATACAAAATAATTAAATATTTTTTATTTTATTATTTAATGTTTCTAATTCTTCTTCCACTTCTTTTTTCTTTTCTTCCATTTTACTAATTTGTTCTTCAATATTTTTAATATTTAATTCAATATTATTTTTATCATTATCATTATCACTTTCATTTAATTTTTTATTTAAATCTTCTAAATTTTCTTTTCTAATATTTAAGTTATCAACAATATTTTGTCTAACTAAGTCATTTTTCCTTTGTTCATGAAATAATTTAGCTTTTTCTTGATTTTCCATATATTTTTTCATCATATTATTTAGTTCTTCATTTGCATATTCTGAATTTTTAATATATTCTGATTCAGGGTTTGGATCATATGGTAACCATTTACCCATTTCACCTACAAATACATTAAAATAAGGATCAACTGATTGAACTTTTTTTGCATGTTCACAAGCTTCATCATATGTTGTAAATATACCTCTAATTTTAACACCTGTTAAAGATATTTTATTATCTTTATCTGATAAAAAAGATATACAAACAAATTTTTGATTATCAGGTATTATAGTATCTTCTGTTAAATAGTCAATTTTAGACATTATATATATAAATAAAATAAATTTTCTTTATATATTTTTTAGTTAGAATCTATAATAACAATAAAAAATCCAGTCCCACCATTTTTAGCATAAGGGTCACCATAAGCACCACTATTACTAATAATATAATTAGTGTTATTATTCCAATTCATAAACAATATTAAAAGTACAACTATCAGTTAAACCTTTAGTTTATTTTTTAAATATTTGTACCTGTACCAACATTTCATCCTGCACCAGCTCCACTAAACATTAACATAATAACCGGCATACATTGTCCAATAATTACCATTTAAATCACTTTGTAAAACTAAACTTTGACCATTACCAACAGGAAAACCATCTGGATTTCCAAAAACATTTATCCAATTTGATAAATCTGATAAATACCATAGTCCGACTGACGGTGAATTAGATTCAACTCTAAGTTCAATATATTGATATAGCGGACCACGTATTAATCTAAATTCCCATAATATATTTCTTTTATATGGATCTGTATAATCAGAATTATTTAATAAATATCTTTTTATTGTATATCCATTATTAGTTGTTGTAGGAAATACATAAAACTCATTTGTCCATCTATCCATTTGTCCAAATAAAAAACCTCTAGCTGTTCCAGGCTCCCATTGTTGAAATCGAGATGATGAAGTTCCAAATGTTATAGCACTATTTGAATTCCAATATATATTATTATTGCTACCATAATCAACACCAAATAAATAAAAAACAAAATCCATATCCATTTTTACAATCCAATCATCGGCAAATAAAGTACTTATATAATTCTCTGCATTAGTTAAATCATTATTACGTGCAGCATTACCTACAGTTAATAAATTTAATAAATTTAAATTTAATTTAATAATTATACATCCTGCACGTCCAGAATTACCATCACTGCTACTACCTTTACCACCTCTTCCACCACCACCATAATTAGTTTGACCTAATCCATCACTAACTGATTGAACATAACTTTCACCTCCACCACCTCCTGCATAACGTGTTAATGTTCCTGTAATAGATGAATTATAACCGTCTCCACCTACTCCAGAATTTGTACCTGTACCAGCATCTCCTCCTGCACCAGCTCCACCACCTCCACTATAATTATATGTACCATCAAATTTACTTAATCCCCCACTGTAATATGTAACAAAACTAACATTATTTATAACTACTTTTGAAATAGTATTTCCTCCATTAGAATTATAAGGTGGGCCACCGCCTTCTCCACCATTTGCATTTAATAATGTTGTGCCATTTAATTCTATTCTACTAAAACCACCAGAAGTACCTGCAGTACCTACCTCATTTGTAGCTATCCAATTTGTACCACCAGTACCACCACTACCAATTATAATATTATATGTACCAGCATTAAAAGTATATGCATTATTATAATAAATAGCACCACCAGCACCACCACCCCCACAAAAACCACCACCGCCACCACCGCCACCACCAATAATTAATACTTCACAAACAGTATTATGTGTAAATGAAATGCTATTTGTTCCTGTTATTGATGAAAATACATAGTAATATATATTTCCTGATAAATTAATAACTGTTGCACTAACACTATTTGAAATTATTGCTGGGACTGTTGGTACTATTGGTACAAAAATTTTAGATTTACCTTTAAAATTACTAATAGAAATTATACCACTTGAAGGTATACCAGAAATATTACTAACATATCCTGTAGAAGCATTATTATAATATTCACTTAAAGAAATAGGAACAACACCACCAAATTCAGTTTGAATATCTGTTAATTTAATTTGTCCTGTTGTATTTATGGGCATTATTATATAATATATAATAATTTTGGCTAAATATAAATTTAATAATTATATATTCTGTTTATTCTGAAATTACCATTATTAGGTTTACTATCTTTTTAACCCAATTGCAATTAATTTTTTATTATTTTTTTACTAACTTTTTATTAATTTTTAATTAGAATCTATAATAACAATAAAAAATCCGGGTCCACCATATCCTCCATTCCTTGCATAATTATCATTTGAAGTTCCATAACGTGAACCTTGACCTCCTGCGCCCCAAGAATTATCCCACCAATAACCACTATTATAAGAATAAACACCTATTGCAGATGTAATTACTGTCCATATACTATTAGTAGAATTTGTCATTGTAATACCATTAGTAATAGTAGAAATTGCACCACCTAAACTACCACCATTCCAATAATTATATCCTATACTATTTCCTCCATTTGCACCTCCTGAACCTCCAACATTAGCGAAACCACCACCACTTGCTATACCATATTGATTACTATCTATTCCTTCATATCCTCCATAGCCAATAATATAATTACTATTATTATTCCAATATAATTCAGTATCACCACCTGATGTATTAAGATTATAAGACCATAAGCCCCCGGCATTTGAACGTGCCCCAATATATGCTGTAAATGATAAAGATAATAATGATGAATTATTAGCGATATATGCTTGTCCGCCAGCACCACCACCACCACCAGAATATTGACCACCGCCACCTCCACCACCATTAACAATCATTGTAACTCTATAATTTATGGAAGTTGTTTGTGGTAATGTGAAATTATTTAAAATAATACGATTATTATTTCTATTATTATATCCTTCTGAATAATTTATACTCCAATTCTGCCAATTATATATAAAATAATAAAAAGAATTTACATTATAAAATTCATATCCTGCTTTCCCGGGTCCAAACCATTTAGAATTACCAAAACCAAATTTATTACCATTATATATATTATACCATAAATTATAACCACCAACTAATGTAGAACCTAAATTTTTATAATTATTAAATGATGATATAACATTAGTGAAACTAATATGTCCATATTTTAATGCTAAATAATTTTCAACTTCTATTTTTTCTAATGTTGTTAATTCTTTATTATAAAATATTAATTCTAATATTTGCCATCTACTTGTTTCACTAGATCCTGTTTGTCCTGTATATCTACCAAAATTAATAGATATTGTAGGATTAAAACCGCCACTAGGTCTTTGTGGATAGTTAACACTATTAATAGTAAAATAATTTGTACAATCCATTCCATTATATCTAGCTGTATTTTCAGTTTCTATACCTATTAACCAATAATCAGGATCAGATTGTTTATATTCTGTTGTTGTATACCATCCATATTGTCCATTATGTGATCTTCCAGCAACATTACCATGAAAACCATAAAAACTATTTTCACCTGTTCCCGTTCTACTATCAAAAATACGTCTATTAAATGTTGTATTATTTCTATCACCCACATAACGTGCAATATAACAAAATGTATATTGTCCTTGTGTTAATGCAAATGGCATAGCAAATCCTGAATTTTCATCTCCATAAACAACATTAAAAGTTCCTGTTCCTGTTAATCCTTTTGTTCCTTTTGTAAATGTTTGTATTTGTGGTGTTCCTCTATATGTTGTAATATGTCTATTATTACCTGATAAATCATTCCATTGTGTAATTGTTGTTCCAGAAAATGTAAATGGACCTTCACTACTATAACAAGCCATAATAGAACTAGCAACCGGTAAAGGTGTAATTTTAGCTTTACCTTTAAAATTATTAATAGTAATTAAACCATTAGAAGGCATACCAGAAACATTACTAACAAATCCTGTAGAAGCATTATTATAATATTCACTTAAAAAAATCGGATTAGAACCACCAAACTCAGTTTGAATATCAGAAAATTTAATTAGTCCTGTTGTATTTATAGGCATTATAATATATAATATATAATAAAAATTGAAAATTTTATATTTATAATTAAATTATTAATATATTATTAAATAATGGCTTTAATAAATCAAAAGTTTATAGAACTTATAAATAAATATAAAAATGACATTAATGATTTAAAAGAAATTGATTATGAACTATTTAGTGATAGTTTTCCATTAAAAACATTTAATTATTGGACTATTATAATAAATAATAAAGATTATTGTGATTTTATTAATTATAAATTAAATAATTGTTTAAGATATATTTTTGAAGCATATTATAAAATTACAAATATTACTGAACTTAGATTATGTATTAATAAACCTTTACATTTAAATAAATTAAAAGAAATTTTTATTAATAATGTTTCAGAATTTTGTATGGAAAGACTTTATAACTATCAAAATGAAATATTAATTAGTAATGATTTAGATAATATAAATTATGATTCAATTACAGAATTAAAAACAATATTTAAAGATTTAGAAAAAAACTGTATTAATGATATTTCTAATTTTAATAATATTAACTTAGATCTATTAAATGAATTTAGTATTAAAACATTACAATATTGGAAAAATGCTACAAAAAATAAAAGTATTTATATTAGTTATATTAATTCTGAATATAATTATTGTTTACAATCTATATTTAAATTATATGTTAATATTATTGGATATCATAATGAACAAGATTTAATTAATCTATTTATTTGTATGACAGAAGATTATTATTTAAGTTATTATTATTCATTTAATGATATCTTTTTTGATGATGATGATGAATAATTCACTGTCTATATACATTTATTATATATTTATATATAATGGATAACTTAATATTAGATAAAAAAATAAGAATTAAATGTTATAAAAATATTTTAAAATATATTGAAAAAAAATATGCTATTAAAATTGAATCTAGTATTTATAAATTTAGTAAAAAATATGCTATAGATAATAATACTTCTTTTCTTTTAGAATCTATTTATGAATCTAAATATAATGATATATTATCTTTATTTATTTATAAAACTGATTTAATTAAAAATGCATTATATAATAAAAATATTAAACCTAAAGAAATCGCTTTTTTAAAACCAGAAGAATTATTACCTGAAGCTTTTGAAAATTTATTATTAAAAAAAATTAATGAACAAAAACAATATAAAATTAAAGGTTCCACATTATATAAATGTTCAAAATGTAAAAAAAAAAATGCAAAAATTGAAACTAAACAAACACGTGCCGCAGATGAACCACCAACAATAATTGTTACTTGTTTAGAATGTGGAAATGTTGATTTTTTATAAAAAATTTAAATAATTGTAACTTATATTAAATAGATTAATTTTAATAATAGTAATTTATTTGAATGTTAAAATGTTAATTTTATATAAAAAAATATTTAAATTATAATAAAATGTTAAATGATTACAATACTATATTTAAAGCTATACAATAAAATGGATATATATTAAAAAATAATTATGATATAGTTTTAGAGTCAGTTAAAAATAATAGTTCTTCACTAAAATATGCATCATTAGAATTAAAAAATAATGATGAAATAGTATTAGAAACAGTAAAAAATAATAATTTTAAGTTATTAATAAAGAATTATATTTTTGATGATAACATAATAGGATTATATCATGCATCAAAAAAATTAAAAAATAATTATAATATAGTATTAGAGGGAGTTAAAAATAATCCATGGGCATTAAAATATGCATTAAAAAAATTAAAAAATAATTATAATATAGTATTACAAGCAATTTAAATCGAGGGATATGTATCAGAAGAATTAAAAAATAATAAAAAAATAATATATATATAAATCAATTAAAAATAATTTTAAGTCATTAATATTTATATTAAAATTAATAAAATATGATAAAAACTTAGAATTTTTTAAATTATTAGATGAAGATAATATATTAGATAAATATTATAGTAAATTATTAAAATTATATAATAATAAAAATTTTATAATAGAATGTTATAATATAAATATGTAAATAAGTTTATAAAAAACATAGATAATTTAGAAAATAATATATTTGATGATAATTTTATAGAATTAAACATAGAAATTTTACATTTAATAAAAAATAAAAAACAATTATATAATTATCTTATAATAAATAAAAAGTATAATATAATAAATAAAAATAAATATATAAATATATATAGATATGGTTAGTTATAAGAAACAAGTAATAATAAATGCATGTAATGATTTAATAAAATATTTAAATACAGAATTTCCAGATGATTCAAACGATAGTACACAAGAACAGAGAAATTATTTAGGTAATTTATTAGTATGTATAGGTGATTCAGTATTAACATTTGTAAATTTTCCAGTGAATAGATTTACAGAATATAGAGTACCATTTTTTTAAAAAATATAATTATATTTATTCATCAAAAAAATCATTATTTATCGTACCTAAAATATTATTTTTAATATTAGATTTACTAATAATATTATTTATTTTATTTATAATTTCTTCATCAGTTATTATATTAAAACTATTAAATAATTTAAACTTACTTTTATCAGATTTACTTATAATTTTAAGTATATTTTCAATATTTATCATATGCGCTACTATGTCAGTTTTATTATTAATAATGTCTAAACTAATTAGTGCATTTAATTTATCTAATTTTGTTATTATTGATGTATCTTTTAAATAACTAATGGGTAAATTGTTATATGAAGTAGTATCACCCAAGCCCCCCGATAATGGTTCATTTAATATGGTTAAATTTACAGGAAACCTATACATAATCAGAAGAATATATTTAAATAATATTTGAAAATATAATAAAATTGCTTTTAATAATTCATTGTATTTATTTTTTAAAATTTCAATATTTAAATTAATATATCCTTCAAATAATCCAATATGATGTAATTTTTCTGGTTTATTATTTAATATGATATTAAATATTATTATAAAATTAAGTAAAAATTGAATACTTTCATAATCAGAATTAACCTGAAATGATTGTGTTATTTTTCCATTATTAGTAATTAAATTAATAACAATATTATTAATAATACTACTAGTTAATAATGTGGCGGTATCTTGTGTAAAAATTTGATTAATTAAATCTAAATAAGACATTATTCTTATATCATGAATTTGTATGTCACTATTTAATGTTGCATATATATGTAATATAAATAAATATGTGTTATATATTATACTTACAAATTTATGAGTTGCAGTATTATTAAACCATGTATATAAAATGAAAAAGTATATATATCGTGCCATTCTTTTTTTATATTTTAAATCTAATATTACTTTTAATAAATAATCAAATAATACTTCACTCAAATCTTTTAATAAACCATAATAAGAATATACAATTATATTCTTTGCATTAATGGAAACTAATGATAATGTTGTTACATTAGAATAAATATATTTATAATGATTATAATATTTACGTATTAATAATTGATGTCTATAATCAAAAAATTTGCTTATAGATACATCTACAAATTCTGCTGGTATTTTTATATGTGAAATAGTATCTACATTTATATCTTCTGGTTTAATTTCTTGTAATTTATTAGTACCATTTGATTTAGCAAGTAATTTTGTGCCTTGTTCTGTAGTTCTATTATTAATATTAACATTAAATTTAATTCTATATAAGTCAAAAATTATACTATTTATACCATTTATATTTATATCATTAATAATATTATTAACAGAAACGTAATGTACTCTATTAACATCACTACTTATAAATTCAATTCCTTGTATATTAGCTCCTGTTTTTACTAATATATTATTACGTTTTGTGATTACAATATCATCAAATGTGATGGGTGCATTAATAGAATATGCATATAATTTATTATTTTCTTTATAAAATATACTATTAGGAGTATTTATTTTATTTAAACTT